TCACATGAATATGACGATCCGTAACCTGTGATACGAATTGCTGTCATCACTGCGTTTCTGTCACCTGTGATCATCTGATCGACATCAATTTGCTTGTCGACAATGCAAGAACGAAGAAGCTCAGAAATCACGGTTCCCTTCTTGATCAGGGCCTTAGAAGTCAAAATGTCTTCTTCCTTAGCGGTCATTGCACGAATGTCGATCGTCTCTGAGTTATGCAGAGGTGAGCCTTCAGGATAAATCAGACCTCCAGATGGAACTGGAACAGACTCAACTGGAACTTCATAACCAAAGTCGTCCTTCATAACGTTTCTTGTCATAATACCTGCAGCTGCGGCCTGCTGCTGTGTGAAAATGTCATTACCCTGGCGAAAATCTTGCATTGAGAACACTCCTTTTGCTAATGCTTGTATTTCAAATGAAAGGTTGGTAAAATCAATCTGTCAAATTTGTTCTGATTACGAGGTTGACTTAGGTTGAACTTTTCAATTTGACCAATGGTAACCTAAGAAAGATAATTTCCGTGTCGCTGATGTCAACGTGATTATCACAGATAAAACGAAAGGGCACCACCATGAGTGGCACCCTTCCGAAAAAAGACAGGCCAAAACCTTTTAGTACTGGAGCACGCAGTTGTCGAACTTCAGACCGAGTGAAATTTCAACGGCATCGTTACCGCTGTATTCCAAACCGCCACCGAAGTCCGCCTTGGTGATCATGGCGCCCTTGATGTCCCACAGTTCCACCACTGTTCCGACTGGGTCCAACATCTTGAGCTGGCAGTCACGCTTGTAAAAGTCAGCGTAACCTGCACGGCCTGATACCGACTCGAAGTGAGTGCGGACCCACTCCATCACCTGCTGGGCGCCTGACGGTGCGATGGGATCGTACAGGGTCACTGTCATTTCATCCCACTTTCCTTTACTCGAAACATAACGAACTGAGTTGATGTAAGGAATTTCGATGGACTCCAATGTCATCGATGGACGGGCCGCCGACTTCATCAGGAACGCATCAATACCTTCGATTGAAAATACCCATCTAAATTTGCGCTTCGGTTCAAACTTATTGGGTAACATATCTGTGACTGAAAGTGTCTCTGCCATTTTATTTCTCCTGTCTTGTTTCTAAGTATGAAGTACTCTCAAATTTGAACTAATCATTACACCTGGGCGCCAGCATTGGTGACCACGAAGTCCAAGGAGATGAATTCCACCGAGCGTGTGGGCTGGAGGAAGATCTTGCCACGAATCGTGTTGTTTTCCACATCCGCCTGTGTGGTGGTTGTGGTGTCAATTCTAACACTGAAGCGATCCAAACCTTGCTGAGCTTGAACTGCGGCCAAGATTGGTGTTACCTGAGCCGAGAAGTTAGCTAGTGTGGCTGCACGATTGGGTTCAAAGATGAAACGATTTGCAACCTGACGTACCTTACGACGAATATCAATCAATAGACGACGGACATTCACACGATCCAGTGCGCTTTGTGCTGCCTGCAACGTTTTCTGTCCAAAGACCACAGGATTTGCAGTGCCTGGGAATGTGGTGATTGGATTGATGTCGGCACTGTAAAGCGTGTCCAGGTTGTCCTGGTTCAGTTTCACCTGAGTTTCCAGAACTGTTCCTAGCGCGCCGCGTGTGAATCCTGCCGGAGCAAACCATGGGAATCCGATGCGATCATTCAGAGAGAATGCACCGAGCACGGCCACCGATGGTGGGCAACGAACATTGGTCTGTGTCGCAGGATCAGTGATGACGACGTCTGGGAAGTATGCCGCAGCAAAAGAAGAATCCAAGCCTCTCGCCTGCAAAGTTGCGACAGTGTTTGTGACATTGACATTCTGCAATGAGCCTGTCACAATTGAGCTGACATCATCTTTCTCTTCAACATCCATCAGATAGACTGAGTCAAAACGATTTTCAACCGCACTAATTGCGTAGTCTGTGACCGATGTATCTCTGATTCCTGGAATTGCTAGCAATTGAATGTCTGTATCTGTTTTATTAGAAAGAACATCGATAGCCTTGCGATATGCTGCGACTGTTGGTCCCGCAGTCCCACCTTGATTTGTTGAATCGCTGAACTCACGAAGCACCGCAGTGTTGCTGAGTTCGGCCTTCTCCTTATCGAAGATGTTCAATCCATCAAATCCTCCCTGCATTGGGAGCGTGAACTTCAGGTACTGCTTGGTGGGCAGGTGACCAAAGTCCTTTGCTGGATCGAGGAAACGAGAACCAATTCCAGTTGTTCCATTAGCATTTGTCAAAGTTGTCGTAGCTACACCATTTCTTCTGTACTGAGCAGCCACCCACTGAGTTGGATCTGGTCGATCTGCAGAACTGGTAATAACTTCAACTCTTTCAAGCGTGAATAGGTTGTTGTTGTACAGGTCGGAGTCAAGTACTGCTCCACCAACGTTTGCAGTTCCGGCATTGTCACCAGCCCAAGCGTTCAGCTCAGACAGGTGAAAAGTGGGGAAGTATTTTGCTAGAGAAGCTATTGAAGCATCAACCTTTTGATTTTTATTGGGCTCATTGACATCGTCAAACAGGTCAAACTGCACACCCCAAGTCAATGCAGGTTGCACATTCTGCTTTGGTGAAATACCAATAGCAAGATTGCGACGAAGAGGGAAAGGTGGTTCTTTGATAGAATTAATTTGAGCAGTTGTAATGTTGGCGCTAATTGCATCTGCGGCATTTATCAAAGATCCAGTCAGGATTGATGACGCTCCATTGAAAGTCGTACCACCTAGCACAAGGTGATATGGACCTCTAAATCCTGTTGGCAAAGCAGTTGGGTCAATTGTTCCATCTTTTAGTCCCTGTGAAAGTTCAATGTAAACATATTGTGAAACATTGGGATAGTCTCCTTCGACGACAAGCCTCTGCTTTCCAATGGGTTGATCGAAATCGTAATAAGTTCTTGTATCACCAATCACTTTTGCAATGTAACGATTAGATGTTGGATCTAAATTGATTCCACGGAAAGATTCAAGCACAACAGGCTGAATGTCGACATCATCAAATTTACGAATGACAATGTCGAATGTGCCATACTTGTTAGAAGCGTTAGTTGAAGCCTGAATGTTCTCAACAGTAATCTTGAACTCGGCTGATGAGACCTCTCCATCGGAACGCGCGTGGAACTTGAAAATATTCTGATTTTGTCCGCCGAACTTTTGTGATATTACCCATGGTGAGTAAGCTCCACCGAATCTATCTGTGAAGCTTTCAAAGTCAGGAACACCTAGAGAAGTTGTTCCATTAGAAGCAAGACCAGAAGCTCTTGTCTGAGATGAAGTTAGCAGCAAGGCAAATAGACCTCTGTCAGCAACGGCAGGACCTGCGCTTGCTGCCGACTGATTTAATCCTGTGCCCGTAATAGCAGCCAATGTTTGTGCGATGTCGTAATGTGTATAGAGGTAGTGACCTGCCTTCTCAATTTTTGTCGGATCCGTATTGAACAGATTGGCAAAATAATTTCCTGCTTGTGGATCAAACGATGCAGTGATGACATTGTTGTATTCATCACTTTTCTTCAATCCATTGATTAACATCACAAATTCTTGCTTTGCGCTTCCTGTTACAACAGAACCAATGTTAGCTCCTGCATTTCCGCTATTGGCAGCACCGTAAACATCATAAGCTGCGGTATTTGCAGCAGGTGTGTTGTTGCTTACATTTGCAACGGTCGCGGATAGGCCAAGCACAACACCAGATGCTGCCATTATCACACCACGAAGAATCGGTACAGCGTTGACACCCGTTTGAATTCCTGCCTTCGAAAAGACGTCAGACCCATTTGACTCCGACATGAATGCAGCTAAGAAATATGTTCTTCCTAGTGGGCCTCCAGCAGTTCCTGCAGGAGTTCCTGTGTAAGGATTCGCTCCCACAATTCCGTTTGACTGAACCTGTCTGTCACCTACAATAAAACCTGCATTTGTCACATCACCGTCAGATCCTCTCTTTTTGCCATCTCCTGCACCGAGAACTCTGACGTATGCGGCAGAACTCGCGTTTGCCAACCATTCTCTGACAGCCATTGGACCAAACTTTTTACCGTCTGAGTTACCAAAGTTTGCAACGTAATCCTGAAATGTACCAACTTTGATGGGCACAAATGCAGGACCACGAAGCGAGGTGCCGATCACACCTGCAGGTACACCTGTTGGACCAATTGCTGTAGGTCCAGAAAGGTCGATTTCACGGAGGCTCACTCCAGCGCTTTTGAATGTCAGTTCAGCCATTTTGTCTCCTAGGAAAAAGTTCCTTCTCTCTTAACTATTCGGTTTACAGGAATTGGACACCAGAATTTGTGATGATGAAGTCGATTGAGACAAATTCGATTGTTCTGGTTGGAACAATAACGATTCTTCCATTCAACTTATTTGCCTCTGCATCAGCAGCTGTGTTATTTGTATCATCACAAACAACCTTGAAAGACTCAATACCCTGCTGAGCCTGAATCAATGCAAGCTGTGGTGCAACACCTGCAACGAATCTTGCACGAGTTTGGGCGTTATTTGGTTCAAACAGCAGACCTTGTGCAATTCCTCCAACCACTCTCTTGACTTCAAGTAGCAATCTGCGAACATTGATACGGTCCAGTGCGGACTTAGCCTGTTGCAGAGTTTTCTGACCGAAGACCACAAATCCGCCTGCCGGGAATGTGGCGATCGGATTGATGCGTGCATCATACAGCGTATCCTTGTCACCTTGCGAGAGGCGAGTCTCGACATTGGTGACGAATCCTAATGCACCGCGGTTAAAACCTGCAGGAGCAAACCAGGGGAATGCAACCTTGTCATTGAAACCAAGGACTCCAAGAGCAGCCACAGAAGATGGAACTTTCACAACGCGGTTATTTGCCGTATCCTGAATGTTGACATCTGGGAAGAATACAGCACCGTAATTGTTGTCAATTGCTCTTCCTTCAAATTGCTCTGATGTCACTCCTGGATCAGGACGTGTTGAGGAATCATCATACAAGCGTGTTGTTGAGCTGTCGTACTTGGCAATGTCCATCACATACATGATTAGTCCATTGCTGCGGCACAGCGACAAAGCGTTATCTGTAACAAACGGCTCTCTGACGCCTGGAATTGCCAACAAATTGATGTTTGTGGAGAATGTATCGGTCATGATACCTACGGCTGCATTCATGGAAGCAACATTGTTATTTGTCCTTCCTGTTCCCGCCATACCTGTGCCAAGAGGACCTGAATAACCTGTTGCTGCCTTGCCACCTGTGTCTGACGACATTGATTTATCACGGAAGTAGAAACGGTCTCTGTCAGTGATGTCAAGTCCATCAAAACCACCGTAGAAGATGTTTGTGAACTTAGCGTAAGGTGTGAACCTATTGAACAGCACGGAAGATGTTGCAATCAATGAAGCCAATGTGTAACGATTGTTGATACCATCATCAATTGTGTAATCAGACGTGTCAGGATCACCATTTCTAATGTAAGCCGACTCAAGCATGATTTGATCAGCAGATCCAGTAAACACCGATATTCCAAAAACTCCTGCTAGATTGTTGCCCGTTTGTGATGTCGCAACTCGAGCCAAAGTGAATTTATTGTCATTGAATTCATCGGCAGCAGATCCTGTCACCAAAGCATCAAGCTTTCTAATACCGGTAAATTTTGAGTATGCTGTAATCAGGCTGTTGAAATCTGATCCTTCATTAGGTCTCAAAACAGTGTTAGAAGTTCCAAGCGTAGGATCAGTACTAGAACTTACAGGAATTCTGGCGGTATTGACACCCCAATAAAATCTTCCATCAACTCTTTCATTTGTACCAGGATTGCCTAAGAATCCGCTTGTTGCCGTAACTCCACGAGTAACCTTGACGCGGAAAGGAAGCGGAGGAACAATTGCGCTTAGATTTGCTAATCCTGCTGCAAGTCCAGCAGAGCCAGATGGTGTATCAAATCTTCTTGAAGTTGTATGGCCTAGAGTTCTTCCATCCTTGCTGACGAGAGCAGAATTAGTATCTTTAAGTGTATCTGTTGTCTTTAGCGCAGGAATTCCACGGAAACCAAAAGGCAAAGCGCTTCCAGGAACTTCATTCCTTTCGACTGCTTCATTCATTACAATTCTGACACGTTGTGAGACGTTAGGATACTTTCCACTGATGACCAGCCTTCTTTCTTGTGGATTTTCCTGATCAAAATCGTAGTAAACCTTCTTGTCACCTACCAATTTGGCAACGTATCTATCAGATTGTGGGTTGAGTGAGCACTGCGGATAAGACTCAACCACCTGTGTCACGGTATCCAGATCTCCCAAGGAGCGAATTTGGACTTCAAAAGTTCCATAAGGATCAGCGGGATCCGTGGAAGCACGAAGATTTGCGATAGAAACTTTGTATGAATTGTTGCCTGCATCTCCATCATCCAGCGACTCAAAGTGGAAGAGGTCGTACTCTTTGCGTCCGTATGGCTGCGAGATGAAAGACGTGGTGCGAGCCGTCGTGTATCGTGTGTCGAATCTACCAAACATTTCCTTGAACGTGAGAGAAGAACCCGCTCCAGAGTCGATACTTCCATTAATCGTACCAGAAACAAGAGCAACTCCACCACGTGTGCTAACGACAGGTGCCAGGTCGTGCTCAACAGAAAAATCGGCATAAAGCAAGTGCTGCTCATCACCAAACCTTAAAGGATCTGTATTGAGTATTTTTCCGATGTAAGCACCATCACTTGGGTCTAGAGATGCAGAAAGAATTCTAATTGCAGAAGTACTTTCAGAAGTTCCAAATGAAGGAATTGATGAGCTAAGCAAAATTTTGAAGTATTTTGATTGTGTTAATGGTGAACCGGCAATTGAACCTGCACTAGCAACAAATCCTGTATCAAACTTTGTTGCACTACCCAAATGATTGTAACTTCCAGTATTGCTCAGCACCAACATTCTGGTTCCAGATGCGAGTAGAATCATTGCTCTAACAAGATTCGCGGCGGCTGGACTTGTAATGCTGCTGTTGTCTGTAAACAGAGGATATCCATTATCTTCGTCTGAACTAGCGGCATGCTGAGCAATGAGAAACTGAACAGATCCTTTATCAGAAGCACCTATTGTGACACCACCGACAGTTGTTTGGGCCTGAACGGTTCCTGAAACTTTGAATCCGGCATTTAGTACAGTGCCTTGATTTTTTGTAGTCGCAATTTGTGTTGCAGTGTTATTTGCACCTGCACCAAGAACTCTCAAATATGTTAGCGCAGTTCTGTTCTTCAACCATTCGTTAACGGCGTATGGACCAAAACGGCTAGGGTCCAAAGATCCAAACTTCGTTTGAAAGTCTGCGAAAGATCCTACGGTGACTGGCACAAATGCGGGTCCTTTCTGCGCAGTACCAATGACACCGGCTGGAACTCCTACTGGAGTTTGCACACGTCCTGAAAGATCGATCTCCTGTTCAAAAAATCCCGGTGACCTGAATGTTTGTTCTGCCATTTTTAGCTCCTAAAGCATCTTGCGATCGCAATCTAAGTATGCTTGAATTCACGAGTTTGTCAAAATTCATGAGATCTGTCGATAAGTTGTCTCACCTTGTTTAGTGGTGCTGGTTTTTGCGACGTTCAAATTACTTTGTGATTTATCACCTTGAAATGGTGACTTGATTGTGGCGACGACAGGCCTGGATATGGCAGATTGTCCTGGTGAATAACCCCCGATTGTAGTGGAGGCATTTTTTGCAGCAACAATAGGATCAAAAACCCTGCCTGTGGCAATAACGGGTCTTGCACCACCAATGAACTGTCCTGGATTCTGATCATCTTCGGTCATCATGTTGCTAAGCACATAATCTCCTGGGTTGCTTGATGCAACACCTGGCTCGGATGTATCGGAATCTTGATTGAAAAGTGTGTCAAAGCTAATCTGTGGTGCAGAAACATATCTACGAATTTTATTTGGTGCACCTTTGTAAGTGCTGCCTAAAAAGTATCCTGGAACTTTGATCGTCAAGCTTGATCTAACTATTCTTTCCTCTTCTGAAAAGTCTTCAAAGTTGTTTGCCAAACTGATTGAACTATCAACATACGCAACAAAGTAATATCCTTTGTCGGTCTCAATTCTAAAAGAATCTACACCGTCAAAATGATTTTCTGTTGCTATGGCAGCCAGAAGATTGTTCATTTCTTGCATGTACTGTGTCCAGATTGTGACTTCATAAGTCGCCATAAAATACGAAGGTGCAGGCATCTCATAAATCTCATACACATTATTTCCAAGATGTGGATCTAACAGATTTCCTGTTTGTAATCTGTTCTCATCAACATTACCTGCATCATTTCTTCTAGTGGCTATTCTACCTGGTTCGACACCTCTTTCATTTTGTGAATCAATGAAAGCAGACTCTGATACAAGGTCATCTGAATTTTTCAAACCTATCTTATTGACAAGTTTTTGATAAGCAGCATCCTCGCGACCAAGCTGCTTTTTTACGACATGCCTAATGTCAGGCGCGGTACCCATTCCAATTTCGGAACCAAATGTTAGACCTGATCTCATAATTGAAATGACAGGAAGTATCAGTGCTTTGCTTCTATCTCTAAGCGGTTGCTTTCTGGCAATAATCGCGAATCTTTCACCCGTGGCAAAAACAATTGGCACTCTACGTGTGTCGTTTCTGTGCGTGTAAAGCAAAGGCAAATCTTTGTCAAAAAGATTGAACAGCGCCCTATCAACGTCTTCTATTGTACATGGTGGTATGTCTAAAAATTCACCCGAAAGGTTATCACCTTTTTCAGGTGTGAATATCGGTTTTCGGGCTTCTATTTGTGACGCTATTGACATCGAAAACCTCCTTATGTCTCATCGTAGAAAGATGATCTAACTCCTACTGCGTTCGTATTCTCATCAGGTAAAATTTCTGCAGGGCCAGAAATAGGAGCATCCAAAATGCCTCGTTGCTGCAGATTTCTAACATCTGCTGTTTCACCCTCTTTGTTGATAGCAAATCCACGTTGTTGAACAAATGTATCCTGCACAGCATTGAGATCTGCCCACTGTTCGTTGGTGGGACCCAAAGGTTCAACATCGATAAGACCTTGACGCGCCTGTTTGCAGATGATATGAACACCCATAGAGTGCTCAATTTGTCCATACACAATACTATCAACCACAGATTTGACAACTTCGAACCAAGTGGCATCAAAGTTGAAAAAATCTCCTTCTTTAATGTCAATGTTTCTCTCAATTAGATCGCGGGCATGAAAGTAACAATTCAAAGTGTAGTATTCTTCAGATCCAAACTTATTGACCCTAACCTCTTCTGGTTCATACTGAACTCTGCCCTCAACTTCAATAGGCGGATCAAAGATCTTATCGATGGCTTCCTCATAAACAGAGTGAATGTTTGTGAATTCGGGCCTGACACGATAGTAATAGATTTTCTGACCCACCACATCCTTAATGAGTTCTTTTACGCTGTCATTGATAAAGTCCAGTTCTCTGGAGGTTACGAAAAGTCTAGCCATTCATCACCCCATTCGAATGGCGCCACCATTCGGAATCGGCACTTTTCTCAGCACTTTTGTGAGATTGTCTGATGAATTTGATTCTTTTTCTATTAGCTTGTCGTATGTCAAAGATTCTAACATTTCCTTCATTTGAGTGACCAGATCCTTCTTATCCTCTCTTCCTTGAGAGACCAAATCATCACCGTTAAGTGAAAGGTCTGCGCCTGGAATAGGAATGGTCTTCATCTTTCCGCGAATTAAACCTAGTAGTTCTTTACAAAGAGCCAAAGTATATTGTCTTGTCCACTGTCTTGCAATCGAGTTAACTTTTGAATACGCCAAATTTCCAAAGGGAATGTTGGACATGTTGTTGACACCGTTGAGGGTTTTATCACCTGTTTCACCGATTGGATTAGAAACGAACTGAACCCTAATCCAAAGATATGGAACAGATGTAACACTTTGAGATGTTGGCTGAGGGAACAATCTCAACTTTTGACCAATAACTCGATAACTGTAGTTTGACCTACGAAGTTTGTTGGAAAACTTCAGCATCCCACCACGAAGAACATCTTCAAATGTTGGTAGAACATAGAACACAGTTTCTGGTGTGAATGATTCAAATGCGAACTCATTGTTGAGATAGTTGATTGCAGAAGTGGTATCAAAGAAGCGGTAAGCAGCCTGAGGACTAAAGTGAAAGACCTCCATAATCTTCATTCTGCTGTTCATGGTATTGATAGAACTGCTAACAAGCGGCACGCTATTCCCATCAACTAAGTCTGTCAGCAAATTATAGTCCTGCTGCTTTGCAACAAGAGCAATGGACCCGCTAACTGTTGAATAATCACCGCCTAATGAAGCTTCCTGTGCGTAAGGTTCGGCTTGACGAAGAAAAAATTCCAAAGACTGTTTTGGATACTTGTTTTCACCACCTTGCAAGGTTCCTGTCAAGCTTCCAAGAAAATTGTGAAGCTGACTTTTTCCTTGGTACTCGTTGATCAATTTTCCGTATTCCAGAAATGCTTCCTCAAAACAAGCCCAAATCTGTTTCTTTGTCAACTCCACAGAAAGAACATCATCACCAAGCTTTCTCTTGACAAATGTTACCATTCCATCGGCTTCAGTTTGAAATGTGGCATCTGTGTCAAAGAAACCAAAAGGTGTAGGCGATGATGTCTGAGCGAATGTTGCCATTAGTGACCTCTATCACTAAATAGGCAAGATTGTACTATTTGAATACTTTCATCCAAACAATAGCGCTGGCAATGACGAACTGAATAACCGCGAACACTGTGACAGAACGAATCATGAAGTCGCGGTTCTCTTTGTGTTCCTTGATTAGGTCTTTCAGCTGTGCGGGAGAAATCACTTCTTCCATTTTTGCTTTCCACTCACGAACCTCATCGACCTTGGATTCACGTGTCTCAATTTTTGCAATGTCTCGACGGACTTCCTGCAATTCTTTCTGCAGGGCGTCCATACCATCAGCTAGTGTCTCCAGCTCTTTGAGAACTAGTTTGGAGTACTCATGCCAACCGTTTGTCTGCTTTTCTTCTGCCATGTCAGTTACCTTCTGGCGCGGTTGAAAGCACCTGTAGGAAAAGCTCCGATTTCTTGGAGATGTCGAGATCTTTGTTCTTGTAAATTTCTACCATTCTGTCACAGATGGTTGCTTTTTCAGCCTTTACTTTTTCTTGTTGCTCAACAGATTCAAGCGTATCACGAAGTTTCTTGAATCTACTTCTTTTCATTTCGGCTTCAGCCATGAGAGACTCCAAAGAAAAGAGAATCACAGCCGGATTTTTAGGCCCGGCTGTGAAACAACATTAAACACCTGAGAAAGTTAGTGTTCCTGAGCTTGCATAGACTATGTACTGTACACCGTCAGATACCAAAGAAACAGAACTGCCTACAAGAGTATTCAAGGCAAGATTTGAACCTCTGTTTGCATTGTTAGATCCTTTGATAACAGAATTTCCTGCATCTGTGGCGCTAGCAGAAATAGCGTGTGCATGTCCGGCAGACAATGACCTAAATGTGAAATGTCCACCTGGAACTGTTGCTACTGCTGGCAAAAATGTGGTAACAAAAGCTGTGCCTGACACTGTGTAAACGCCTGGCTGAGAGACGCTAGCTGACACTGTATTTTGTGTTTGAACAGAAGAGAATGGAAGTGTCTCTAACTGAAATCCTGATCCTGCTTGCTGAACCAATCCTTTTGTTGCTGTATAGACTACCTTTGGCATAACTATCCTTACCCCACATGCTTCCGAGACACCGGTGGGTCAGCAAAAAGGTCCCGGGCTTAATGGTAAGTATGCTTTTGTAAAGGCTTTGTCAGCAAAGTCCGTATTTTTCTTTGAGTTCTTTTGCCAACTGAACTCTTTCTGAGTGGGCAAGGAACCATTTGACATTGTGCAAAGATTCTGATCCTTCATCGATCATTTTTTCGGCTATGGGCCTAGCTTCTTTCTCAAAGATATGAAAGTAACGATTGAACATCAAGTCCTTGATGAGACCATTGATGTCAATTTCAGCAGGTGTAACTGTTTCGACAATCGTGTTCTCTACAAGAGAATCTTGTGAACTTTCAGCAAGTAATTTTGCCGCATCTTCCTTCTCTTTCTTCTTTTTCAGGAACTGCGGAGGAACTGGTCTTTTTGGTTTTACTTCATCAGCCATGAAACACCTCGGAATGAAGTGTAATCATGGCTGATGAAAAGTATCCTTAGTCTTTCAGAATACCAGCGAGGCGACCCCAACGCTCCATGATGACATCATCTCTTCTGCTTACCGTTTCTGCTTTTGTCTTTTTACCAGCATCGGCACCGCTTGACTTGAAAGGTGGAACTACGTTGTATTCACCTGAAGCTAGTTTTGCCGTAATTTTATTTTTTGCCTTAATTCCGCCAATGCTATCGTGATCAAGCTGAGGCATGTCTGCTCTAGCAGGAGCTTCAGAATTTTTACGGAGAGATGCGAGATTTTCTCCTACCTTTTTAGCAATTGCATCGATTATTTCTTGACTGCCTGCTCCTACTTTGTAACCTGCCCATTTTGCAACCTCTTCATTCTCGGCGGCTGCTTTCAGAAAGTTAGGATTCAAAATAGGCTTATCACCTTTTCCAATATTGTCCTTGATCATTTTTTCAATTCCTTTCGCAGGAACACCCATGATGTTGGTCTTGAAAGGCTTGTCAGCGGATGGAAATTCATCATTGACTTTGGGGTCGACTGCAGCGACGGCTAACTGCATGGCAGCCAATTTTTGGCTTTGATCACCTGGAAATTGATAATCTGTTGCCAAAATTTTACCTGGTTTTCCTAGAATTGCCCATACTTGTGACCATCTGTGATGCCCATCAAGCACGTACTTTCCTGAAATTGCAATAGAACCTGCAGTTGACTGTCCTGAAGACAGCATTCTGGTTAGAATACCAATGTCAGCAAGGGGATACGCCACAGACTTTAGCAGATCAATTTCTCTTTGAGTTGGGTAGAGCTCACCTACTGGTGTCGCTGTTGGTCCTGAAATTGTAATTTTATCATCATTAGGCTGTCCATCTGATTCACCGTCTAGCGCCTTCTTCAAACTAATCTTATCATCAGATGAATTAAAGAGATTTCTTACTGCGGCTGGTCCTGCAGAATACGCCGCTTCCAAATCATCGGCTGCATCCTCAAACAATAAATTTGACAACGAAAATTGTGGCGCTCTTTTCATTTTAGTCTCCGTAAGTACACATAAGTATGCTTTTCTGGACAAAGTTACACAAAAACAGAAAGGGCCCCAGGTTTCCCCAGGGCCCCTTCCGAGACCTTTACGTCAATCTAATCGCTTAGATGATGTTCATGTCGAGGCAGGTAACTGTACCGTAGAAGTCGGAACGAACCATCTTCTTACCGTAGCGAGTCATCACTCCCTTACGAGGCGTGAAGTCTTCCGGTGCGAAGATCGTAGGTGTGACGATCAGCGGAACGTAAGGAGCGTAGACGTATCCTGTCTCCAGGTAGCCGGAGCCCTTGTAACCGACCAGGACCTTGTTACGTGGGAAGTAAGGATCCTTGTAAACCGTGAAGCGGTTGGACAGAGTACCGACCTTGTCGGCACCGATGACCAGCGGCTGGCTTACCTGACCGTTACCGTCCAGGCTGTAAGAAGGCTTGTAGAACACCGAGGCCTCCAGGATGGTTGCAACGTCGGGTCCAACGACCACGAAGTTTGCGGAACCACGCAGAGTCTTGCGGTGGATCTCATTGGCCACGTCGATGATTGTCTCGACC